TATGCCATATAATATAAGTATATTTATCAATAAATATTATTCATTAAATCTTTTTTATGAACTAATCAATGAATTTTCAGAAACTTGTAGATTTATTTGAGTTCTTTCAATTGGTGACGAATTATCACTATTGCCTTTATCATCTACAGTTGTATATATAGTTTGACTAGATTTTTTATAAAGTGATCCAGTTGAAGAATTAACGAAATATTGATTGGTTGAAAATCTTGAGATTCTTCTTTTCAATGAATAATGTCCTATAGGGTATGATTCAGTATCAAAAATAGAAGAATTATTGTCATATGTATTAAATAAAGATGCTGAATTAACATTTACATAAGAATAAGTATTTACAAATTTACTGCTAGAATTTTCTAAACTGGTATTTGGATTTGTACCAAACAAATACACTTTTTTGTTGTTTCTATAAATATAATTACTTTCAAATTTATTAGAAAATGAACCACTAATAGAAAATACACTCAATCTCGTATCATAATTCAAACTAGAGAACTGGAATGTTGTATAGTTATTAGATGTATATGATGCGGGATGCATTGATGATGTCAATGGACCATATGTAGAAGAAGTAAATGGAAAATTTGATCCATTTTTACTTAAATTAACTTGACTTGTGCTTCTATAATTTCTTTCAAACGAAGCAGAAAAATTTCTAAGTGGTTGATAATAACTGTTTAAATCATATGCAATAGCGCTATCAATTGGATGACTTTGATATTTGTTTCTTTCTAAAAGACTTGGTTCAATTAATACACCATCTATAACTTTACTTCTTGCAGGAAGCAATTGTGTTACTGTTTCAAAGAAAGATCCATCAAAATAATTCTTATATAGAGTCATAAACTCCTGATATAAGACTTGTTCAGATAAATTATACTTGTTATAATTGTCTCTTAATGTTTGTAAATTTTCATAATTGTCAGTAAAAATGTTTGAAGGATTACCGATTAAATCCATTATATCATATTCACCTAAGAAATTCAAAATATCATCATCTCTTACTTTAAATGGTGAAATATAAACTGCCAATAAATTTGAATCTGTAGTTACTAAGTTGTTTACAACACTAGTTTCATTAGGCATTAATCTTGCTTCAACCGTTTGTGTTGCTTTATTAATCTTTACATTCTTAAATTTATTAGGACCATATTGTCCCAATTTAATGTTTTGATTAATTTCAATTTCATCAAATTGATATGGATAGAGTGATGCAGATACAGTTAAACAATTTGATTGTGTAGTAGTATTTTGTGCAAAGTTATAAGCCGATCCTGTATATTGTGAATATAATTTATTTGCATTTCTTACAGGAAAGAATGCAGGTGCAGAGCCAGTGTACATATTAACTGGATAATCATAACTGTATCTAAAATACAAGTTATCATACGTTGTACTATCATTGTTTGTTTTATAAGAATCAAAATTCTTACAATGTTCTATAAATGATTCGTCATCCAATTCATGCTTCCATAGATTTATTTTGTCAATATTTCCTTGGAATAAATTTCCTCCTCCTGTATAATTTCCTACATAAAGTAAACCAATATCATTAAAAGAATAATTAATTGCATCTGTACCACTAATAATTGATTTATTACTATCAAATACAATTTCATCATTATCAACTGATGTTACTCTCAATGAATATTGATATGGTAATTGTCCGCCCGAACCAGTATCATAACTTGCAGATAAGTTAATTTGTTTTATTAAAACATTGAATACATTTCCATTAAATAATGGTAAAGAATCACTTTCAATATAATCAGTTGGTGCTCCCGCCGGCGATAAATCAAATTTTAATTTTCCAAAAGTATCTTTAATTTCCTTTTTGATTGATACATCCCAATTAGTAGTCTTTAAAAGAGTGACTTTAGTATTTTGTGGGTAAATATAATCACTGTCAATTCTAAATTTGAATTCAATTGAATTAACATAATTGGATGAACCAAATACTGGAATTATGATCGCATCACCATTTCTGGTATACTTTGTAAAATAATATTTATTTTGGTATGTGTAAGACGAATTATCTTCATCTGATATCTTATTACCACCATATTCTTTAACATTCAACAAACTACGAGGAATTCCATATATGTTGGATATTGTTCTAATACATTCTTCTGTTCCCTTAGTTTTATAAATCAGTGGAAGAGTTTTTAGAATTCTATTCCAAATTATCTTTAACTTGTCATAATCAGAATATGCATTTGAACCCGTCAAATAATTAGCTTCAATAGATGAATTGTCAAATGAACTAATTGGATTCCATCCAAATTGTTGTAATAAAGTATTAGCAACTGTACTTACATAACTTGATGATAGATTATTTTCAACATATTGTTGTGTTGGAAAGTTCTTAATATACAAGTAAATGTTATCAAAGTGATGTCCAATCATTGATAAGAATATCAAATAATCAGTATTGTTATCATCCAATAAAATATACTCAGGTGTATTGTTTACAAGACTATCTCTGTTATTCTTATCAAATTCAATTGCATTTTCAATATAATCTGGATAATTGTAGTTTTGTACATATGCACCACTAACAAATGATGTTGTACTACCACTAACCAAAGTAATATTTTGATACAAATATGAATCATATCCATCAAATGAATTAAATATAGTATTTAATTGTGATTGATATTGATTTACTTCTTCTGCATATGATGCACTAATAAATGGATATGAAGTTAATAGTGTATAAGATGACGCACTATTCGCTGCAGATGCGGATAGAGTAGTCAATATAGAATTAATTGACTTATTGAGTTGATTAATAGAGGTTACTTTGTTTAAAAATAACTTGGTTCTTAATTCAGCCGAACTAAATACTATAAAGTTAGAAAAATTTGAATAATCAACATTGATATTATTTAATTTCTTATAAAATTCAACATCATTCTTCGTTGTATTATCTAATTTTAGATCATTCGAATTTTGATAATTTACGGGAGAACTCTTATATGAATCAGTTGGTATTTTGAAATTTGGACCAGATATTTTAAAAGTTCTTTTAACAATTGGAACATTGATTACAAACTTTTGAATTACTGGTATAAGTGATATATTTGAAATCCAACATTTGTCTCTTAAAGAAACATTTAATGGTAGTTCATCAAATAATTTTACAATAATATTTGTATTACCATCTTCTTCTACGAATGTATAATTTAATACAGTATAAAATGTATCATTGCCAAAATTTAATGCATTCTTCAAATATGCATACAACTTATTATTATGATAAACTTGAACAGTATCAACTACATTTAAAATAAAATTTGTAAAGAATAAATCAGTGATGAAATTCTCAACTTGTGTTGTCAATTCGATATTATTTGTATAATATGAATTGAGTTGATTCAATCTAATTGATATTGACTTTTGAACTATATACTTAAATTGTGTCTTAATCTGTTCAAATGAATAAATTGATTTATAATAAGTATATAACCAATCCTTAATATAATTTTTTGTACCTTCAAAACTATTTTCTATTAATTGTCCATTTTGAGAATTTACGTAAGGACGATTAAATCCGTTATAAGTATCATCTAAAAATGCAAGTATATCTGCATCAGATTTAAATCCAAAATTAGTTCTTAATAGTGTAAAAATTGGTTTGTTGTTATTAATTAAAGAATCACTATTTTTATAGATTTGGTATGAATCTAAAAAGTAATTAAATAAAGGAATTGTATCTCTAATTAATACTGCTTTTCTGGCAAATGCTTGATATTGAAGATTTACAAGTATATTTTCTTCTTTTGTTAAATCTAATTTAAATGATGATGTTAATTTAATTTCTTTTCTACTTGGAGAAATTTCTTTAATATAAAGTTGATAATCAGGATTACCAGCGATATTCCTAATAAAATTATAACTTGCGACATGATTGCCGGAATTGATATTTGAACCAGAAAAATCTTGAAGTGTACTTAATAATATATTTTTATTAAATGCAATCGTATAACTGCTATTGTATTGTTTGTAACTATAAAAATGGTACATCAACAAATGTATCCAAATCGTTTTGTAAAAAGTAAGAACCACTATTTAGTGATCCACTATTTGATGATATTGTTGGAAATGGAAATGCCATAAATTATTCATTCTCAGATTTTAAATTAAATGGAAATACATCGGAAAAATCTTCTTGTTTATTTCCTTGTTTTAATTTAATTCTTAATTCTACTATTAAATCTCTTGCCGCACTTAATTGTGATTTAGATGGATCTGATTGTACTTCATCAACCAATTGATTTAATTTTTCTTTCAAATCTTGGTTTTCATACAATACTTTATTATATTCTGTTAAGAAAGATTGATCAAATACTTGTTTTTGAACTATAGGTTCTGTTTGTATTTCTGTAATACCTACATCGTATAAATTTTCAATTTCCTCTTTTTTATAATTAAAATTTATCAATTCAAATGCAATATATTGTTCATTTGCGTTACTTGAACTAATATACAAATTTACATTGCCAAATTCATCAATATTATTAGTGAATTGGCCTGTTAATAAAAAGTCATTGATTTGTGATTTTATACTCATCTTGATACTTTAAATATATTTCCGTTATCAAATATTACGATTTCACTGTTAATTTCTGTTTTTATTAAAATTCTGTAATATCTTTCAACAGGTAAACCAGTTGTATCTAATCTGAAATAATGAATTGCACCGTCACAACTTAATTTTGTATAATCATCAAAATCAATTACGAAATTTTCACTTTCATTATCTTTAATCGCATAATAAGAATCAGAAGGTAATAAACTTGAGCTTAAATATTGACTTTGTTGATATCCTTTAACAAAGTTCTTTAGTGGTGCCTTTTCTCTCGCAAATATGTTTATACGAGGTACACTTCCAAATTTATACTCTCTACCCACATTCTTAACAACTACTGTATATGGATTAAATCCTGTTAATGGTATTAAACTACCTGAAGAATATATACTATCATCCCATTTTACATCTAAATATGGTTGATAAATTGTATTTGTTTCCTTACTAAAAAATCTAATACTAGAATTTATATCATTTGATTGAATCAATTCAAGAGAACTGATTAAAATGAATCCATTATTTGGTACACATCCACATATCCAACCTTTAACAATTGGTGTAACATCCATATAAATATCAGAAGTACTATATGAATATGATTGTGAACAAATTAACGAACTTCCACTCAATGATGATGAACAAAATGAAGATATATAAACAGACGAACTTAAAGTATTATAAAATGATGATGATGTATTTGATGTTGGTTGTGAATATGTTGATGGTACATTATAAAACCAAGTAGCTCCACCATTTTGAAATGATGATGATCCAAAACTTGAAGTTAATAAATAATCACTAAAATTATATGTTACTGAAGATGCTGTAGGTGAATACCATAAACTAGCTGTATTTTGTGTAGTATTATAATACCAACTAGCCCCGAAACTACCAATTCCGTCCGTATCATATCTTCCTATACCCATATCCCAACTCTTACTAACTGGATATGCATAAATTTTATAGTCCAATGGCACTTCACTTGTAGAAGACGCTTTTAATTTTAAGAAAAATTTAGATCCATTATTTATATCACCTGACAAAAGAGAACTTGAAATTGAAGCTAAATCAAATTGAATCAAAATTCTACTAAATTCAGGATCATTTGTAAAATTTGTTGTTGGGTTATAAACACTTTGAGTTCCTTGTAACAATCCATTTATACATCCATCAAAATTAACCAATGATCCACTAGCAGCTAAAAATGATCCAGTGAATGATCCTATTATACTTCCACTGATACTGCCAGTAATAGAACCATTATAATTGGTTAAACTTGATGTTATTGGAATACCTGCACCATATGTTCCAGATACATATCCATTATAATTAGTTGATTTAAATTGGGATGATCCACTGAGGAAATATAAATGTGTGCATACTCTATTATATAAATATAAGTATGAAATTTATAAGACTTTTAATGATAAATTTATTAAATTACTGCACCTCTGATATCATTATCTGGATATTTGACTTCAAATACTGACGGATCTAATGATGGATATATAATCTTATTGTGTGTTGCTTCAAATAAATTGTATTCATGTGGTGAATATTCACCATCATTTTGAGTAAGATTTTTAAATGTTACTTCCGCAACAGATTGTACTCCTTCAATTTTAGCTAATTCCAATTCAAATTGATTAATGTTGATTGGTTGATTAAAATACCACTTATCAATATTAAAGAAATCTTTGGCCTTTTGAAGACATTGATCCAAAACTTCTTTTTTATTGAAATTATTATAAACTAAAATCTTAAAATCAACACCGATGTTAATAATATAACCGTCAATTATATTAACACTATCTGATATAATCTTATATTTTTGTAAATATTGTCTAATGTTGTATACCAACGCTTCGTTGGTTTGTGTCAAATTTTTGTTTGAATTGTAACTCAAAACATATAAATTCAAACTAAATGGATTTGATACATCGAAATTTACTTTTCTATAATTATTTTCCAAACTATTATTGATTAAAGTTGTTTGATTTTCGTTGTTTACAAATCCACTTAATAATGTTTGATTTGTTGAAATTGATAAATCAGAATTTGGAATTACCATTACTTTTGCAATAGAACCAAATCTTGGTGGTATTGAATATACTCTAGAAACATAATCATCTACTGTTACTGTTCTATTTTGTGAACCAAAATTAGCCAAAGCATTTTGTCTTATTTCTTCTACACTTTCTTCATTTTGTCCACCAACTGCAGGATTTGGATTAGATATTCTCAATGAATTTTTAACTGTAGTTAATAAAGAATTTTGAGACGGAGTTAAACCTGTAGTATCATTAAGATATGTTACTGAAGATATATTTTTGATGGTATCAGATGGAGAATTTGATAATATTCCGCCACCAACCAAATATTGTACAGTCAATACCGTATTAGAAGGTGCTTGTCCAAATGTTTCTGAATTTAACAATTTACTGGTATCATAATTTAAATTCAAATTATTGATATTTTGCAATCCTACACCAACCAATTCGGAATTTGGATAAATTACTTCGTCAGAAGTCGCATCTGTACCAGCACCAAATTCAAGATATGTTACATTATTTGCAGTAACATTTGTCACAAACTTTCTAGATGTTTTAAAACTTTTAATTAACTTTGGAACTTCGGCTGAATATTGAACATAAGTATTATTAGTAAAATCCGTATTTTCAGTTTCGGTAAAGATTAAATCTTGAGCCAAATAATCAACTTCATACCACTTATTATTATCACTGTCTCTTACATCAATTATATCAATAACATTAAGTTCAGAAAATGATATTTTATAAAATGGTACTGCAGTTCCTACTGTAAATGATTTAGTTGTAATTTTACCTGCAATTACTTTTACTGATTTCTTTAATAAGAAAAATTGTGGTACACCATAATTATCTCTTGAATATACAGTTACTTCTCTAGGAGAAAATTTACTATCAAGAGAAAAATCAACAGGATCAGTTGTAATGAAACTTACACCACTTTCATTTGACACTTCCATATACTCTCTTATTTTAAGAGCATAGTTGTTATCCGGAATGTAATTATTATTAGAATCTTTAGTAGATGGAATTAATTGATATAAATCAATGTTTGTAGTAGCAGATTTAGTTGGTTTTGTTTTATATCCAAGATAGTTTGCTAATGCAAGAACATTCTTTCTTTCTTCTGCATATGGCATTAAA